CTACGAGCGCGTACGCATCACCAAGCCGTGAGGCGCGCGATCGCCATTGCGCTGGCGAGCCGCCGCGTTTATCCCGGCGGTCCGAACGCGCAACGTCGGACCCATCAACCAAAATACGCCATCCTCCGCCTCCGAAAACATCCGCAACTCCCAGTCGGCGAATCGTCGACGGACGACGTCGAGGAACTCAGCGCGGCCATGATACTCGCCCACGATCATCGCCACATCCTGAGCAAGCGCCGAGTGCGCGAGAACCGATTGCTCGCACCCTTCGCAATCGAGCTTCATGAGGTCCACGCGCGGCCATCCAAGTCGGCCGACGATCTCCTCGAGCGTCTCGCACCGCACGGCAGTGTCCATCGCTTCATATTCGATCCCGTCCGGCCGCTTCGCGCGGACCAGTCGGCCGTTGTGCTCGATGTCGGCCAGCATAGTGCACTCGGTGCCGTGCTTCGGCGAGACGGCCGCCAGTAATCGCTTTTCTCCGCCGCGGTAATCGACCGCCGACGCCACGACATGCGCGAACGAACCAACGTTCCGCGCAAGCGCCGCCCGGCTGCGCGGGTCGGGCTCCACGCACGCGATCCGCGCCTGTGGGTATCGGTGGTGAACCGCCGCGCCATAGGCCCCGATCTGAGCCCCGATGTCCAGCACATAACGCGGCCGCCTCGGCAGCGTGGCCAGGTGATAGCAGTCTCGCTCGATCACGTCGCCGATCACCCCACAGTCAGAATGCCGATACTTGTCGCGCACCCACAGGTCGCGCTCCACGATCAATTCGGCGCGCCGGCCGCGCGCCGCCTCGCAGAATTCCGCCACCAGTCGCGGCAGCATCACGCGCAAGTCGTGATACACGCGGTGCTGGTAACGCCGGCGGAAGTAATCGGCGCCACGCCGCCGATCGCCCTTGATCCACCGCTCGTGATCGCGCGGCACGACGTGCGTCACATTTGACGCGAGACCAAAGTAATTAATCGGGTGCAGCTTCCGCCACACGATAATCGCCGGCGTCTCGGTCGCCGCGTAGATGTGACCCGGCCCGGAGTCGATGCCGATCGAAAGCATCGACAACCGAGCCAGCGTCGCCAGCGTCGCGCCGTCCCCTTGCGATTGGCCATTCCACAACCGATTACCCAAGCGCAGATGGCGAACGCAAGGCAGTTCGAGCAATCGGCTCCGCCCCTCCCAATCGAGGATCACGGGTGTGAGCCCGGCGCTGACAATGACGCCGATGCACTCGCGAATCACACGCTCGTCGATGTTCTTCCAAGGCGCAAAGGAATGACCCTGATAATGAACGAGCACCGCCGGAAAGCGCGCCGCCGTGGCATCCACTCCACAGATCTCGGCCAGGTAATCGCGCGCCGCCTCGAGCCGCGCGGCATCCACGCCGATTTCATAGCGGCACAATGCCTCGCGCGGCGCGATGCCGAACACGTCGCGCAGGCATTGCTCGGCCTTGGTGCTCGGCGAGTCGGCATACGATTCTCGCGGCTCGTGCCAGGCGAGCACGCGGTGTTCGTCGTAGTGAGTTTGATCGACTTGGTCGCGTCCCAATACGTAAGCGCGCCGAACGAGCAATCCAAATAGACTCTCCGCGCCCGGTCGAACGGCCACGTCAATCTCCCACTCGGGATGTCGATCGCGCAGGTGCAAGAGCACCGTCGTCAACTGAACCGCGTCGCCCAGCCCGTGCGGAAACACCAAGAGCAGGCGACGCCGTTGCGAATGGTCGATGCGCCAGCGCGCCGTGCCGTGCGGCATCCTTGACATGCCGGTGGAATAAGGGACGAGCCGATTTAACAATCGCCGCCGCCGAGCGCAGCCGCAGCCGTGCGACTTGGAGATGCCAATCGCCTTCAGCACGCGCGCAAACGTGTCGCCAAAGCCGCGTGAAACCGCGACGTGCGGCCCATCATCACCAGCGTCCAAATCCACGCAGTCGCATTGCCGGATGACCTGCTCGCGTGCATGCGGCGACGTTGCGGTAAAGCCGCAGCCGATTCGGCGGCAGCGGTATTCGCGCCATCCGCGCTCGTCGATCCGGCCGGTGGGCGCGAAGTCGCAGTTCACGTTCCCACGGCCTCGATCGTGACGCTCGCCACGTTCCCCTCGCAGCACCACTCCCCCTGACCGCCCAGGCACACGAAGGTCGTGGACATCGAGATCGGAGCGCGACAGTCCCAAACGCCCAACAGCGACGCCTTGGAACGGAAACATTTGTGGCGGATGATGTCTCCCTCGCTTACGAAAAAGACAAACCAGCCGATCTCCGACGCCAGCGTGCCCTGCGCCACGGCGATCGTGTGTGCAAAACACGGCTTGTCGATCACCAGCGCCCACGAACAGGCGCCGCCGCTCCACGCGCCAAGCCACGGGACGAAATACGTTCCGTCGAGGCTCGCACACTCGAGGCAATATCCCTCCTCCTCCGCGTCGGGACGGTTGGCGGCGCCCGTGACCACGACCTTCCAGGTGTACGGTGCCAGTGCATCCGCACGATAGTCACCGCAGCAGCCGCTCACGGTCGAAGGAGGCCCAGCGGATGAGCCGCCGCTCGGCAGAGGCCCCGCGCCGCTGCCGGCCATCGACTGCACGCAGCAAGGATATCCGCCGGCCAGTGACAGCGTGCCGCGCGGCAGCCAGAACAGCGGTGGGCGCCGAAACGCAGTGCCTAACATACCACCTGCACCACGACCCACAGTCCACTCTGCTGGTGGAAAAAGGCGATCGCGCGGTCGCTCGCGGCGCCCTCGAAGGTGCCCAGCGCGTCGACCACCGTAATCGGCTCCAGTCCGGCATCGACCCAGTCGTTGCCGTCGTACCACTTGATCTTTGCCGAGGCGGTTCCGCCGGTGGAGAGCGACTCGGTCAGCTCGACCACCTCCCAGCGAGGAACCCAGGCCAGCGCAATCCGCACGCCCGCCGCGTCGCGCGATACCGAGAGCGGCGGCGTCGCCGTCATCCGGCCCAGCGGCCGCACCGCATCCACGAGCGCGTTGAAGGCACGCGCCGTCACCGGGTCGCCAGGCCGGACGCGATGCAACTCAAAGGCAAACGACATACGGCCCACCTACGTACCAAACTCGAACAGCGCCGAAAAATCGCCCGCAGCGTACGGCGCGTCGCCCGTCGCATCGTCCTCGATGTCGATCCAGTGTTCGCCCGCCGCGTCTTCCTTGCGCCAGAAAAAATTCCAGCCCAGTTTCAGGTTCGCCGTCTTGGTCGATTCCTTGGCGTTCACCTTGAAGTGGTATTCCAGCCGCCACAGCCCTGTGTCTTCGATCTGAAAGTCGCGCGCCGTCCGCACACCCAGGAACATCACCGTGCCCACGGCGTGGCCCAGAAACGTCGCGCTATTGATCTTGCCGCGCAAATCGCGCATGGCCGTCCAAGGTGGCAAAGGCACGCGCGACCAGGTGAGCGTAAAATCCTCAGTCGGCACCAGAATTCCCGGGTTCACATCCTCCGGCACCGGCACGGGAAGTCCATCGCCCCAGGTCCAAAAGCGTCCCGGCACCACCACATACTCGGCGCCAATGTCGCTCGAGTAGTGCAAGTAAGTGCCCAGCGGCACGTTCGGCAGGTCGCTCCGCTGCTTGCGGCTGTCGTTGCCGTGCTCGGGTATCGCGTAGACGGCCGTGACCAGCGCGAACTCGAATGCGTTCGTGGCGCTCGATAGCGTGGTGACGCCGGCCCCATCCGGCCGATCGGGCGGAAAGGGCTGGATCTCGATCGAAAGCGCAATGAGCTGCGGCGCCCCCGGAAACGGCTGTGGCGGCGTATACGTGAACGTCGCGCCGACGACGCGGTAGCCCCCGTACAGCTCGCGCAGAAAGGCGAACCGCTCGCTCCAGGCAATCTTGAACCGCCGCGTCGCCGACAGTTTCCCATCGGCGAGCGCCACGGTCGGCGACCCCTCCAGCTCTTCAAACGGAACAGCCATGTCGTAGGTCAGGCACTCTGTGCCTGACCCAGCCTCTCCTTCTAGTCCACAATGTCTGAGTGAGTCATCGCGCTTGCAATGGCGACCTTGTTCGGCGGCGCTGTCAGGCACAGAGTGCGTGACCTACGCGTCCTACGTCCGCGTCAACGCCCCATTACCGCTGAACTCGCAGCGATAACCCACTACTTCGCCCTCGTCGATGTCCACTTCCAGCTCAATCGAGTCGATGATCGCGTTGCCCGATAGCTGCTCGGTCGCGTCGAGCTTCAGTACGAGCGCCGCCGCCTGCCCGACGGTGGGCGTGATCGTCCCGTCGTATTTCGCGGAGAAGGTGCCGCGCCAATCCTTCACGCCGGCCACGCGGTTCTTGTAGCCGGCCGTGGACGAGCTGGCCCAGGCCGAGTTGTTGGCTGTTTCGGTGCACGTCCAGTGCGTGATGTGCGAGACGTTGCCCGCGTTCCAAGTGACCGAGCCGTCTTTTCCGCTGATCGCTGCCATTGTGATGATCTCCCAGGAATAAGAACTCGACGATTGATTCGCTTCACGCCGACGTGCCCACGATCACGATCCGGTAGCTCACCGCCGCCGCGTTCGGGTTGCGGATCCGCAGCGTGTCGGAGCTACCATTGGTGACCGGCCAGCCGTCCTTCTTGTTGCACAGCAAAAGCGCGCTATCGGGCCCCACCTCGACCACGGCCGAAGCCACGCCGTTAAAGGGGCCGGTGAAGGGGTTCGTGGCCGCGCCGCCCACTTCCAGTTCGTCGCCGGCGTTGGTCGACAGGTTCACCACGAGTATCGCCTTCACCTTGGCGAGGTTGATCGTCACCGTGCTGCCGAAGATCGTGGTGGTGAGCATGTTCAGGTCCAGCTCGTCGTTGCTGGCGGCGGCGATTGTTCGCTCGTCGTGCCAGACCTTGTCAGCCTGGTCGGCGCCGGTACCGTCGGCCAGGCTGGCGGAAAATTCGAGCTTCGAGCTGTCGACGACGGTCGACAGATCAAGCCCCTCTTGAAACAGCCACTGGATCGACCCGCGGACGTCAACTGCCAGCGCATCGGCCATCGTCTAATCTCCCACTTGTTGTTCGATCGTGCAGCGATAATCGCTCATCACGTGCCACGTGCCGTCAGCCTCCGAGACCCACTGGTAGCCGACCTGCTGCATGCAGAGGCACGACCCGCGCACAAGCGGAAACGCGCTGCGGTTGAACCTCGCGCGCAGCGCCTCGCTAATTCGCCGCGCCAGCTCCAGCGACTCGGCCCACACGCCGAACCGCAGCGTGCGGTCCTCGAACTGGCTGCGGCTGCTCGTGCGTGCCAAGAGTTTCGTCTTGCGCGGCTCGAGCACCACGTACGGCAGCTCTGGCTCGCTCCGCGCGACGCCGACGAAGAACCGCTCGGCCGGCACCAGTGCCACGAGCGGCGCACACGTCCTCCAACGCTCGAAAATCGCTCGCTCGATGCTCATTCGTTTGGCCTCGGCGCGACGGTCTTGGTCGCCAGCGGCCACGGGCTCCGGCGCGCGTTGATGACGAATAGCTTGTCCACTCGCTCCGGCATCTCGTACCCGAGCACATGGTAAACAGCCCCCTGGTGCACGATGCGGTGGTTGTGGTCAACCGTAATCGCTCGCGACAGAAAAACCTGGTGCGTGTGTCGCATCATTCGGCGTCCGTGCTCGGCCGCGACGTCGCCCTCCACCGCTTGAACGCGCGCTCGCAAACCGGTTTGGCAATCCACCCACCTTGTCTCTTCGCTTCCCGTCGCACTCTTCGTGTGCACCGCTCGCTGGAGGGTGATGAACGAGTCCAAGCCGCCGGCAATGGCCAGGTCTCGAGCGACGCATCGAAAACGTGCCACGAGTGAGCTGTGCGACACGGCCAGGATCGTCCAGCGTTCGCCGGACGAGTCGACAATCACGTCGCCAATCTCCGGTGGCTGCGACAATTCACCCTCCGGCAAGTGCCAGACCGCATCCGCGGCCGTGTAGCGCCCCGAGGACGCGGCCGCTTCGCGCCTGCCAATCGCGCGCCGCAAAGCCTTCGCGACGTTCTGCGCGCTACGCCCGTCGCGGTCCTTGAGCGTGACCGCCTCCAGGCCATCGACCGCGCCCGGAAAATCGCTCGCCAGGTCGATTGCCATCACGTGCACCCTCGCGAACGGACCTCGAATGGCTCTTCCCCGGCGAGCTGCCGGTCGCACCAGTCGACCGTCGCTTGAAGCCGCGCCAGGTAGTCGTTCCACGAAAACGTCTGACCGTCGATCTCGTAGCTTGGCTTGGGATCGGCCGTGATCTCGGCCAGGATCGACAGCGTCTGGCTCTTGATCGTTCGGAGCTGCTCGGCATCGGTGGGCATGGGCTATACGGCTCGAATGTCAAAGGCCACGAGAATCGGCTGGCCGGTTACCGGGGCAATCGTCACCAGCACGCGATACAGCCTCCCTGCCACCGGCAGTGCGCTGTTGGTGCTGACATTCGGTTGAAAGCGGAAGTTGTAGCCTTCCGCGTCCGCCGTCCACCGTTCGTCCTGCGTCACAAGTGCATCGAACACCGTGTCGGCGATCACGAGCGAAACGTTCACATGGCCCGTGACGGTGGCCGTGTAATCTGCCTCATCCTCGTCGAGCTCGTAGATCGTGTAGCGGATGCTTGTCAGGTCGGCCTGCCGGATCGCGTCATGGTCCGCGTCCTTCACGCGAGCAAAGAAAATCGGCGCCGAGTTCTTCAAAGCCGACCACTGTTGTGCTGCACAATTCACAATTGGTCACCAGCGTTTGCGATCGAACGAACAACCATCGATCCGGCCTCAAACCTCACGCCTCAAACCTCAAACCTCAAGCCTCTACCTACCCCGTGTTCTTGATCACATACCGCGGATTGATCACGGCCGCCGCGCCGCGTTCGCTGGCCTTGAACCGCACCACGATGTCCTGCGCGAAGTCGGCCTCGCTGTTGGCCGGCGACTGCGTCACCGTGATCGGCCAATTCTCCATGTAGGCGAAGGCCTTCTTGAAATCGCCCAAGAACCACCACTTCTTTGCGTCGTCGGCCGTCTGACCCGACGCGATGATCCGCCGGTACGCCAGCCGACTGTCATGCACGCGGAAGTGCAAGAGCGGGTTGGCGGCGATCGTCTCGGTGGCCGCGCCCGTGGGCTGGTAGCGGATCTCCGTCGCATTGATGATCCGGTGCGCCGCATGCCGATAGGCCGGCATGACCAGGACCGCCGTGGCCGAAAGCAGGATCGGCTCGCCGGTGTTCGGGTCCAGAATGTCGGCCAGAAGCTGCTCCGCGGCGTCGACGTCGGTCCAGTCCACCAGCTCGTTGGCTGTCTTGACGTTGATCCACGGCGCCGACGCCTGGTACGTGTTGTACGACGTTCCCAGCCACTTGTAGTTGTTGGTCGCGCCGATCACCAGGTCGATCAGACGCTTTTCCTTGTTCAGGCCGAGAATCTCCCCCACTTCGGCCGCGCGGCTCAGGACGACGTGCGTGCGATCGAAAAAGATCGTCTCCTTGGTCACCGGCACGATGAACCCGTGCTTGGCGGTCGACGGCGTCTCGATGTAGTCCTCGCCAAAACCCAGGCTGGGGAACGGCATGCCCGGCCGCACCTCGTGAATCTCGTCCTTGACGCGCGATGCTCCAGGAATTTTTTCGCCGTCCAGCCGCGTGGGGATCGTGTCCACGAGCTTCGAGACGACAAACGCCTCTTGCGTGTACGCCTCCATGACCTTCGAGAAAATCACCTGCCCCGTCACGTTCAGAAAGGCGGTGGTGTCGACCGCTTCGCCGGCCTCGAGGATGTTCACGCCACTCGAGCGCCGCGTGTCCAACAGCTCGACCCACTCGCGCCCGTCGCGCACCAGCGCCTCGGCCAGGTCGCGAATGCTGAAATCCTCCGGCCGCACATGGCCCAGCCGCAGTGCCTCGCACAGGTGCGAAACGGTCCGTCGCGGCCCCTCTAACTCATAGCGTCGACGTATCTCTCGGCAGTTGATCGTCATCCGATTCGCTCCTTGGAGTTTGTGGTTCAGTGATTCGTAACCGAGCTCGTGAGAGTTCGGACTCGAGAATTGCGTGGCGGTCGGAGGTCTCACGACTTCCGCTACACCGCGTGCCACGGCTGGCTCGTCCAGCAGTGCCAGCGTCACGCCGGCACTTGCGGCCCGCCGTGCAGCACCGTGCCAACAACGTCAACCAGCACGCGCGTCGTGGCGGCCCCTTCGCGCTTCGCCACGCGACCCACGGCCAGGTTCGCTGTCGCCACGTCCTCGACGGTTTGATTCACCAGGTTGTTGCCGGTCGCCTTTTTCGGACCGACGAGCTGCCCGAGCTCATACGTGTCAGAGGTGGCCAGGAACTCGAACACGCCACTCGTGGCGACGCGGATCGGCGACGTATCGCCGGCGCGCGATCGCTGCATCGCCACGCCGGCAAACTTGTCATGAAACGCTTCCTGCGTCGTGGCCAGGTTCGTGTTCCACAGGTCGCCGGTGCCATCGCCGTTCGTGTCTTGGCCGGCCGGCCGCGCGTCGTCCGTCTCCAGAAAGACCAGGTCTCCGATTTCGATCACCGTGGCCGAGTCCACGGGAATCACGATCGGATTCGTTTCACCGTACCGCCAACGCATCGTATCGGCCATGTCACATGTCTCCTTGGATCATCCATTGGATGTATCAGTACTGTTCACCGCTGCCGCGTAGGCCTACCGCGCGACCCCTCTCCCCTCTGGAGCGAGGGCAGGGTGAGGGGTGTTTCGCTGCTCATTCAACGAATCGCGCGGACAAACTCCTCCAGGCTGCTGTCACTCCGTGCGTCCATCACGGCCAGCCCCTGCTCGCGCGATTGAGGGAGCGCGCGATAAGCCGCCGGTCGATAGTCGCGATCACGGACCGCGCCAATGAGCCTCGCGCGCTCTTCGATCAAGCGGCGGAGCGCGCGCTCGTCGCGCGCCGCCAGCAGCGTCTCGACAAAGACTTCACTGGTGACCGCGTTCGCAAACGAGTCGCCTGCGTTCGGCGCGGGCAGCCCGAATTCTTCCAGCAGCTTGCGGATCAGGCTCAATCGCTCCACGGCTGCCTGCTGGGCATGCAATCGGTCGACCTCCCATCGCAGCGCGGCCGCATCGTTGCCGCGCGTGTCAATGACCGCCCCAGACTCGGCCGCCTCGAACAGCCCATGCGTCGTGGCCGGATCGGCCACCAGGTCCACGCTGTGAACGCTCGTGATCGCCTCGATGATCGTCACCCCATCGCGCCGAGCGACGCGCGCCTCGATATTGTGCGAAAGCCCCACGCTCTCCGGCGCATGCTCCGCGTCCCACAGAAGCTGTTCGGCCAGCACGTGCTTGGGATTGAAATGCAGGTCACCAAACAGACCGCTGGTGGCCTGCACCCGTGCGTTGCGCAAGATGCCGATCCGGTCGCGGTAATCGCGCGCGGCAAGCGGATTGCCCGGCGGATGGTTGACGTTCACCTTCGCCCCCTCGTACAGCGCGACCGACTGCACCAGCGCGTCGCGCAGGTACGTGCGGCCGTTTCGCGATTCGAGCCCCAGCACCTTCACGCCCAATATGGCGCTCGCCTGCCGATCGACTCGCACCGGCACGCCGCGCGAGTCGCAATACTCTTGCAACCGCTCGTTCATCCGCGTTCCCTTCTTCGCTCGGACCACAAAAAAAGCCCGCCTGCAATGCCAACTGGCTTGCGGCGGGCCCTGGTAGATACCAGCCTTGAAAGGCTGGCTCTGGTGGATACCACGCTTTCGCTTAACGTTCGATTTGTTCGATGTGTCGTTCGAGGTGCTGGATGGTGCCGTCTTGCACGCTCAACACGATTCCCACGCTGCCGTAGAATCCTCGGCGGAGCGTCTGGGCGAGCATCTCATTCCAGGCGTCTCGCAATTGCGTGATCTTCTCCTCGTTCGTTGTCTTGCTTGTCGCAACCACAGGCCGAGCATACGAGCGCGGCGCGTTTTTCTCAAGCCGTCTTTTCGGCCACCCTGCGCTGGTGTAAGGCGATGTTCTGCTGCTCCTGATCGTAGTCCAATCCCGCGCGCTGGCTCCACGTCTGCGGCGAAAGGATGCCGTTGGCGCGTGCGATCTGTAACGCGCGTGCTTCTTCCAATGGATCGCGCACCGTCAAGGTCGGCGGCGCCGCCTGGATCTCGATCGCCGTGCGTGCCTCCTCGGCCAGCTTCCCGGCCGCCACCGCGGCGCGCACCACACGCCACATGATCTCCAGGTCGTCTTCAATCTGTTCGGCCTGCAAGCGAGCGAACATCTTGATCGCCGGCCCCTCGGCCACCATGGTCGAGGCGTAGTTCGCGTTCGAGGCGTCGGAGGTCAGCATGAACTCGGGCATCACCAGCCGCGACGCGATCGCACGCAGCTCCGCCTGCAGCACCGCCACGTAGCGCGCGGCATCGAGCCCCGCGGCGGGAAAGTCGTACTCCAGGCCGCTCGGCGCGTCGAGGATCGTTCCCGGCGGATAGCGCCGGTAGCTTGTCGTTTTGCCGGTGGCGGCGCTCGTGGCCGTGGAGTCGGCCTGCGCCGCCACGAATTGCTGGATCGCAGCCTGTGTCCCCGCTCGGTGCCGGCGGATAAGTGCAATCGCCGATTGGATCTCGGCCACCACGCTCATATTCCGCAGCAGCTTCTCCGCGCGACGCAGGTTCTTGCGCACCGGGTAGAAGAGCGGCAGGCCGCGCTTCACGTTGCTGTCTACGTTGGCCTTGCGGTGCTGAACTTCAGCGGCATCGACTATCGCGCCGTCCACGTAGTACGCCAGCACGGTTTCCACGTCGTACGAGTCGGTGACGATGCCGAAGCTGGCCGCCGGATCGCACGCTCGCTCCGTCGGCGTCGCCACCTGGTCCGGCTCGACAAACCGCACGAGCAACTCGCCACCTGCTCGCTCGAACAGTCGCACAAACACCTCGCCATCTCGATCGCGTCGCCGCACGATCTCCTGTTGCCGGCGATGCCAGTGGTTACGCCGCACGAACGTATCGAGTACCGCCTGGACCTCCCGCTCGAGGTTCATGGGCGCCTGCACGCCTTTACGCACGGCGGCGCGATAGGTGTGTCCCGTGCCCACGATGTAGCTCACGCGGTTCTCGTGCCCGTTGATCGCGAACTCGTTGGTCGCCGCCAGTCGTCGGCACTCGGCGCGAATGGCGCGGTGCTCCGCTTCCGACAACAGCGGACTCGCCACGGCCGGACACGAGTCGTTCGTGGCAAGCGGTACCCAGCCGCCTCCGTCATCGTCAAAGTACGCCTCTCGCGGATCGACAAACTGGTCCCACAGCTCGCCCCACGCCTCGGCCAATCGGCGTTGCAACTGCGACGTGTCTTGTGCGCGATGCCCATTCCCCTCCACGTGTTCGCCTCGCATGTTCAAGCTCCTTCAGTTCAGTTTCAAGTGTGGCTGGAGCTGAGGCCGATAGGCCGTGCCCCAGGCCGTTCGCCAACAGGTGTGGCTAGGGCGACGGCCGATAGGCCGTGCCCCAGCAGCGCACCTTCGACGTCACGCCACATTCAGCCGGTCCCCCAAGCCATCGTCCGCGCCCTTGCCCATCACCAATTGACCGGCCAGGCGAATCGCCATCTCCAAGGCGTCCGGCCCGTCATCATGATCTCCTATCGGAAAATCGCGCAGTTGCTCGATTAGCAGCTTCGTGCCGTGCGAGCGAGCCTTGAACCTCAGCCGCCGCGCCGACAGGTACGGGCCCAGCCGCCGGATCCGCACACGCTTGTTGACCTGGTTCGAGATCGTCCACGGCCGGAAGGCCAGCCGTCCGCGAGCCGCGAACTCGCGCTCGAGCTCCGCGCCCAGCAGCTCCTGGAACTGGTTCGCCTCGATCCCAAAGGCGTCGGGCACGAACCGCTCGTGCCAATCCACGCAATCGGTCACGATCTGCGGCGTGGGCCGACGCGCCTGGTCGGCCTCGACATAAAGGTTCCCCTGAGCATCGACCCCCAGCATCACCAGCGCCGAGTAATCGCCGCGCGCGTCGTCGCTCCCCTTGCTCGGGTCGAGCGCCATCGTCTTGAGGCGCAGCGCCGGCGGCCACTCATCGAACCACAAGTGCGGCCCGAAGTATGACTCCGGCCACTCACACAGCTCGTGGTTGATCGGCGTCCCCTGCTTCTCGCGATCGAATGCGGCACGCCCGCTCTCCACGCGGCGGCACATCAAGGTGTACAGGTCTTCCTCCTCGCGCCACAGGAGGACCGCGCCGGCATCCATAAGCGTCCGATGCTCGTCGTAGAAAGCTCTCGCCTCATCGCGGTGCGCCGCTCGCTCGACGTCCGTGTAGATCCGCTCCCATTCATCCCACAAGTCCATCCGATCGGGCCACGACTCGATCGCCTTGAAGACCTTCGACTGCCAACTCGCCGTCCGCGCCAGCTCCATGGCCAAGGCCGCGCGGTGCAGCGCCGTGCCCAGGTGTATGATGTTGGTGTGCTTGCGACCGGCGTTCATGAGCGTGCCGTGGAACCACAGCCGCGTGTGCTCTCGCAACGGCTCCGACTCCATGTGCCGGTCGTTCTGCAAGTCGTCGCAAACGATCAACGTCGGCCGCTCCGCGCGGTGACGCCGGCCGCGAACTCGCTGCCACGTGCCCACCGCCTCGATCCCCACGCCATTGGCCAGCCGCACCGCGTCGGGCCGCCACACCGGCCCGCGACCAAAAACACTCGGATATGCTGCCGCCAGCCGATCGTTGTCCACGAGCTCGGCCTTGACGTTTTCCAAGTGAATCTGCGCTTGATGCTTCGTGTCGGAAACGATCCAGATATACGGCTCCCAGCTCTCGAGCGCCGCGCGCAGCACGTACGCCAGCGTGACCACCGTCGACTTCGCGCTCCCGCGCGGGCCGATCACGTTAAGCCGCGTCCCACGTCGCTCGCGGAGCTCCGCCAGTTCTTGCTCCAGCCAGCGGTGCATTCGCGAGGGAGGCAACACGAAATGTCGCGGCAGATACGTTCGCCCCCATTCCAAGAGCGATGCGCTTGCACGGTGCACCATGTGGCAGCGGCCGGGAATCTGCTCCAAGTCGGCCAGCGTCCGCCGCACGATGCCCAGCATGTCTGCCGCCTGCGCGGCCGGCACTCCGCAGTTTCGCCATCGAATGTCACTCGAACGACGCGCGATCACGCTGTTTCCTCGTTGGCCGGTTGCTTCAACCGCGCTTCAATCTCGCCCAGGCGCGCCATGATCCGTTTTCGTATCGCGGCGCTCGGCACCTCGCGAGCTATCATCGCGCCGATTTGTGTCATGAACTTCGACATCTGTTCGGTCGTTACGTGTTTTGACTGGCGGCGTCCATAACGCTTCGGTTGCCGTCGTTCCAACACCCAGGCTGACGCGCGCCAATACTTCGTCTCCTTGGCCGCTGCTTGGATGTTCTCCAAATGCAGCACCTCCTGCCGCGATTCGGCTTGCCGAATTCGTTCGCCGAAATCGTGATCGCGCACCGCCGTGCGGCGGATCGTGATGGCGGCGCAGCCGACCTGTTTCGCGGCCACGCGGCGGCTGCATCCGAGCGTCAACAGTGCGCATATCTGGCTCTTCTTGGCCTCATCGAGTGCCGGTTTTCGTCCCTGGCCCTTCACCGCCTGTCACCTATCACCTCTGCACGGCGTGGCCCACGGCGACTCGCCGTGGGCCAAGACGAGCTACGGCGGCGCCAAGGCCGGACTTCGGTTCCGTATTCGCTGCTTCCGGTTCGCGGTACTCGAAGGAAACGACCGACCGACCGATCGCGCCGCGATAATCCTTCACCCCGCTGCGGTGGCGCGAACCAGCCGGCGTCACGCGCACCGTCCGCCAGCGCGCCGAGCGGCGACAATGCGCGATCACACTCGGGTGGCTGGCTGTGATGCTCAACCGCGCTCCCTCATCCTGAAAGATCTCGCCCACCGCCTCCGCGACGCGCATGCCGATGCCGATCCCTTGATAGTCTGGCAGCGTCACGAGCCGGCTGATTCGCCAGCGGCCGCGGCGACCCACCAGCGACAAGGCGGCGCAGAATGACACCGGCGCATCTTCCCACAAGGCGAGGAAGCATCGCGCCCCGCGACTCAATTCACCGCTCAGATAGTGATGACGCGCAAAGAGGCGCCACGCACGACGTTCGCAACGAACGAGTCGCAAGCGGATCGGTGGTCGCTGAAGACGCCTCCGCGAAAACGTCTGCGAGGCCATGTCCAGCGTCCAGTCCGGCTCGAGCCACGCCTCCACGTCATAGTGGCAGGTCACTGCCACGAATCGCGCCGACACGTGCGCGCCTCGGATCGACCGCGCCATCGCCGCCGACGCGACGCGCGCCACATTGCGGTCCACGACGCTCGTGAACTCGTCAAAAACCACCAGCGGCCGATCGGCGGAGTCGTTGCCGGCCTGCACTGCGGAATGCAGACTCGCGGCCAAGGCCCGCGCCAGCTCACAGCGGAACCGCTCGCCGCCGCTGAGCACATGATACGGCTTGATCCAGGATGGCGGAGAACCGAACCCCACCGCGGTGAATAGACCGGTGATCTTCCGGATCGCGTGGTCTCCCATGCAGTCCACCACTGCGCGGTCTTCCGGCCACGGCCGCGCCGGCCGCACCGCGTCGCCGAAGAGCCGCCGCGCGATCGTCGTTTTTCCGCTGCCCGATGGCCCCACAATCAGTCCGATCGACCACGATTCACGCGCCAGGTCCGGCATGTCGACGGAAAAGCGCTCGCTGGCTCGATCGTTAATCGGCACGTCAAACATGCCGGCCACCTGCCGCACTCGGAACGAATCGTGCACCGGACAATCGACTACAACGTCAATACGCGGCATCGGTAGCCCGCCTGGGTCAATTGCTCGAACACGGCACGCTGCTCCGCCTCGTCGCGACACTCGACCACCACCTGCAGCGAGAGCGGAATCGCTGGTTCGTTCGCCGAGTTCGCGAGATCCACCATCGCACCGCGCCGCAGCGATTTGATTCGATCACGAACCTTCACAATCCGCTCACCCATGCGCCACGCGTATTTGATGTGCCACTGCCGTCTTGCCCCACCGTTGTCCGTCTTAGCCCCCCGGTAGCCCGTCTTAGCCCCCGGCGACTCGCCGCGGGCTGCGCCAGAGCACGGTCGAAACCGTGGCGCCTTACCACTTCACCACACCGAAACACGCACACCGCGCCTCACCAACGGAGCGAAAACCGCCAGCCTCGGCCGCCGCACCGTCACGCGAACTCTGGTCGCGGCGCGCAGTGGCCGAATCACGCGACGTGCCGCCAACACCTGCAGTGGAACCACGGTATCGATCGCGACACGGTCGCTCGGCAGCACCACCAACGGCTCAATGACGACGAAGCGCGCCGCCACGCTGATGTAGTCAGACGATCCGACCGACGCCGTTTCGCAGGCGTGCAGGCGATCGGCCATGAAGACGACAAATCCGCTCAAAACCAGCAATGCGTACACCCTGCAACTCAT